CGTGAGGTGCTGACCGCAACTTTCTTCCAGACATACGATCTGAAGTTCCGCGATGCTAAAGGCTCCGCTTGATTCAACCATTTGCCGATCAATACTTACGGCGGATCGGCAGGATTTTAGTAACAGGTACTCCACCATGAGCACGCAGAAGTTTGCGAAAGCACTTATGCAGAGGCAGGCACGAGACCTCGATACGGGGAAAGATATCCCTGATCGGGTCTCCCGCTTGGCCGGGGATCGCCTGCTCAAGCTCGAAGAGGAGAACGCATCCCTTAAGGCCATGATCAAGGACATGCTGATCGAGACGAACCCAAAGCGTGGGGACTGGTTTCTGAAGGCAGACGAATACAAACTGCGCAAGGTGCTGGCCACGGCCCACGCCAAGCTGCTGAGGAGGGCTCAGTCTATTCACCACGGTAGGAGGTTTTGGGACTAAGGCGCTTCCATATTGAGTGCTAAGGTGATAAAAAGGGGCAACATAGGAGCTACCGGATGACACCAAGGCAAAGTTTGTGCTATAAGTTTGTCCAGAAATACTGGGGCGAACACGGGGTTGCACCAACATATAACGAGATCGCCGAGCACATGGGAGTGAAGAACCGCTCCACCGTGAACCGGTTGATCAGCTCAATGGTACAGCGCGGCCTGTTTGAGCACGAGCCAAAGTTGGCAAGGTCTGTCAGGCCGGCGAACATGGAGTGGCCCCCAGCTTGATTGACTATCAGTCAGCTCTCGATGAAATAATGAAAGCCTCTCCTGCTGAGCAAGAGAGGCTTCTCAACCTTCTGGATGAATACGAAGAGTCCAAGTCGCGCACCGAAGCGCAGACCGACTTCATGGCATACGTCAAGCGGATGTGGCCCACCTTCATTGGCGGCAACCACCATCAGCAGATGGCCAAAGCGTTTGAGGCCGTGCTCGATGGATCGTGCAAGCGCCTGATCATCTCCATGCCCCCACGCCACACGAAGTCTGAGTTCGGATCATGGCTCCTGCCGTCATGGTTCTTGGGCCGCTGCCCAGAGAAGAAGGTGATCCAGTGTTCGAACACGGCCGAACTTGCCGTGGGCTTCGGCCGTCGCGTGCGTAACCTCATGGACACGTCAGGTTTCCGCGATGTTTTCCCCGGCGTTGAGCTTCAGAAGGACAGCAAGGCCGCGCACCGCTGGGGCACCAACAAGGGTGGCGATTACTTCGCGATCGGTGTCGGTGGTATCGTGACCGGTAAGGGTGCCGACCTGCTGATCATTGACGACCCACACTCTGAGCAAGAGGCCAAGCAGGCTGAGTCCAGCCCCGGCGTGTTCGATGCCGTGTACGAGTGGTACACCTCGGGCCCACGCCAGCGTCTGCAACCCGGTGGCGCGATCGTGATCATCCAAACGCGGTGGAGCAAGCGTGACCTTGCGGGCAAGGTGCTCAAGTCCTCAGTGGACCGAGGTGGCGAGACGTGGACCTATATCGAGCTGCCGGCCATCCTGCCTTCAGGCAATCCTCTCTGGCCCGAATTTTGGCCGCTCACAGAGCTTGAGGCGCTGAAGAACGAACTACCCCTGTCCAAGTGGCAGGCCCAGTACATGCAGCAGCCCTTCTCCGAGGAGGGCGCTCTGATCAAGCGTGAGTGGTGGAAGGAGTGGGACAAGGATGACCCGCCCGAGGTGAGGTACATTATCCAGTCATGGGATACCGCCTACATGGCCAAGGCGCGATCTGACTTCTCGGCCCAGACCACATGGGGAATCTTCGACCACCCAGACGACACCGGTCGGCTCAGGCCGAACCTGATCCTGTTGGATGCATTCCAGAAGAGGATGGAGTTCCCGCAGTTGAAGAGTTCCGCCCTTGAGCTGTGGAAGAGGTGGGAGCCCGACACGTTCCTGATCGAGGCCAAGGCCGCAGGTTCTCCGCTAATCTTTGAGCTTAGGCAGATGGGCATCTCGGTATCAGAGTTCACGCCGACCCGAGCCAAGAACTCATTCGGTAACGGTGACAAGATCATGCGCGTCAACGCGATCGCTGACATCTTTCAGTCTGGCTTGGTATGGGCACCGCCGACCCGCTGGGCGGAAGAGGTGATGAACCAGTGCGCTGAGTTCCCTTCAGGTGAGCATGACGACCTTGTGGACACGGTGTCTATGTCTCTGATCCGATTCAGACAGGGTGGCTTGATCGGCACGGTGCATGACTATGAGGATGAGGATGAGGGCATCATCAACCCTCGGCAGCGCCGCGGTTATTTCTTGAGGTAGTTTGGCATAGGTGGAGGGAATCGAACCCCCGACACGCGGTTTTGGAGACCGCTGCTCTACCACTGAGCTACACCCACACTGACGGTTCTTTTATTGCGCCGACACCCTCAATACAGGGCCATGCAGCATAGGTCAAGTGTTGACCTACACGGCGATGCTAGATATGTAGCAGATACGGTAATTGAGGATATGTAGATAATGGGATGGCGGGATGCGGCGTTGCCGGATGAACTAGCTGAGTTGAAGCGGCGTGAGGCTGCGCGTGACGTGGCGAGGGCTGAGTATCGCGCTTACTATCGTCGGCTTATGAAGCGCTGCCAGTCACGTATTAAGTGGGCGTCTAGCGTAGCGCCAAAGGAGGTTTCATCCGATGGGTGATTTGATCGACATGACGGACATGCTACCCCATGAAGCGCTTTATGTCGCTTGTATGGCCTGCGCCCATGATTGGGTGGCGGTGGTTTCGAAGCGGGTATTGTGGCCGCTTGAATGCCCAGATTGCGGGGGAATGCACGGCGAGAAAATCGCTTACCACGACGTTGAGTGGTTCCGGCGATTTATGGACGGGCCGGATCAGCAGAAGCGGGGAATGGTCTTGATAAATGCAAAGCGAGTAGCACAAAAGGAGCAGGAATGATTTACCCATGTATTCTGCCACTGGCAGTAAGCGCCTTCACTTTCATGATGGTTCTAGCAATAGGAATCCGCATAGTTTTGTCTGCGCAGAGAGACGCGGCGAACGAGATTGAGCGCCTGCGGGCTGAATTGCAGGTCATCGCGACCACGCCAGCGGGGCCGTCTGGCCGCACCGGCAATGAAATGTACTTCCAGCGAAGGGCAGAAGCAGCGCTGGCGATGAACCTAAAGGAGCCGGAATGATGGATGATTGAGTCCAAGCGCGTATCCGTGGTATGTATTGTGCGATCAAATCTTAACATAGGCAGTATTTAGATGGCAATTGAACGTGGCATGATGCCGGAACCGCCCCGGCTGGACAACACTCGGGTGCGAGTGGTGCCCGATCCTGTCGAGGAGCAGATCGACGTTGAGATTGATATTATTACTGAAGACCCAGACGAGCCATTGCCGTTTGATGCCAACCTCGCTGAAGAGTTGGATGAAGATTACCTCGCCACATTAGGTTCGGACCTGAAGGAGAAGGTTGATCAGGACCGTGAGAGCCGGCGCGACTGGTATCGCATGTACAAGGATGGCCTGAAGCTGCTGGGGCTCAAGCCAGAAGAGGTTCAAGACCCGTGGGCCGGTGCCGCTTCTATGTACCACCCAGTCCTGACTGAGGCGTGCGTCCGCTTTCAAGCCAATGCGATCACTGAGTTGTTCCCCGCAAAGGGTCCGGTGAAGTCGAAGATCGTGGGTAAGGTTACGGATGATGTCATCAAAAAAGCACACCGTGTTCAAGAAGACATGAACCACCAGATGACCGACAAGATGCCGGGCTATCGGGATGAGATGGAAACGCTGACGATGTTCCTTCCCTTGGCCGGGTCTTGCTTCAAGAAGGTCTACTACTCGCATGAGTACGGAGCAGCGAAGAGCCAGTACATTGCGGCCGAAGATTTGATTGTAGCCAATGGCTGCACGTCCATTGAAGATTGCCCGCGCATTACGCACCGGTATCGGGAGTATCCGAACGAGGTGATCAAGCGGATGATGTCTGGTGATTTCCGGACGGTAATACTGCCGGAGCCCACTCCTTACCATGATGAGGTTGAGGAGGAGAAGGGTGACCAAGCGGGTGAGAACCTTGTTGATGATGAGTGCCACATGCTCATGGAGATTCACACTGAGCTGACGTTGCCGGGCTTTGAGGTAGCGGGCATTGTGAGTGAGGATGATGAGCGGAGTCTTGAGGTTCCGTATGTCGTGACGCTGGACTACCAGTCGGGCACGATCCTTTCGATCTATCGCAACTACCAGCCAGATGATCCGGGATATCGGTGGAACGATTTCTTCACCCACTACAAGTATTTGCCGGGCTTTGGTTTCTATGGGATGGGCCTGATCCATTTGATCGGCGGCTTGACCGAGGCGGCGACCCTGATCTTGCGGCAGCTCGTGGACGCGGGAACGCTGGCCAACATGCCAAGCGGATTCAAGACGCGGGACATGCGGGTCAAGGGCGATGACACCCCTATCCAGCCGGGCGAGTGGCGTGATGTGGATGTGACAAGCGGCACGCTGCGCGACAACCTTCTGCCCATGCCGTACAAGGAGCCATCCGGTGTTCTGTACCAGTTGATGCAGGAGCTGGTGAACGAGGCGCGGAACCTTGCGTCTGTTCCGGACATGAAGATCAGCGACATGAGCGCAGATGCTCCTGTTGGCACGGCTCTGGCCATTATCGAAAGATCAATGAAGGTTCTGAGCGCGGTGCAGGGGCGCATGCATGAGGCGTTCAAGAAGGAAGTGCGTATGATCGCGGAGGTTATCCGCCGGTTTTACCCAGATGAGTATGACTTCGAGACTGATGACCCTGACGCACGCCGCTCGATTGACTACGACGCCAAGGTGGATGTCCTGCCAGTGACCAACCCCAACTCTGCTACCTTGTCGCAACGTGTGATCAAGGCCCAGACGGCGCTTCAGATGGCGGCGACTGACCCGACAGCGTTTGACCGGCGCAGGTTGTATCGGGACATGATGGAGGCGATCGGATACGAGAACGCTGATGACTATGTGCCGATGGAGGATGATATCAAGCCCACAGATTCCATCACAGAGAACGGCAAGCTGATGAAGGTCGAGCCGGTCAAGGCGTTCATGTATCAGGATCACGATGCTCACATCGCTGTTCACATGAATATCCTGAAAGACCCTACTATGGCGCAGATCATCCAGCAGTCTCCGCAGGCGCAGATGGTGCAGGGTGCAATCATGGCGCACGTTCAGGATCACCTCGGGTACAAATACCGCAAGATGATCGAGCAGCAGATGGGCGTGCCCCTGCCGCCGCCAGATGAGCCCCTGCCGCCCGAGGTCGAGGTCGAGCTTTCGGCTCTTGTTGCTCAGGCATCTCAGCAGTTGTTGCAGCAGAACATGCAGGCCGCGGCCGCGCAGAAGGCGCAGCAGCAGGCTCAAGACCCGATTGTCCAGATGCAGCAGCAGGAAGTTGCTATCAAGAAGCAGGAAGCTGATCGGAAGGCCAAGGCTGATGAGCGCCGGTATCTGACGCAGATGCAGCAGATGGCGATGAAGCAAGGCCAGCATGAAGATGATGTTCAAGTGAAGATTATCGAGGCTATGCTTGAGGCATACGACAATGAGTCTGATCGCACCATGAAGCAAATTATAGAGGGGGCCAAGGCGGGTATTGCGGCAACGCAAAAACTGACTGGCAATAAAAGTTGAACAGACATATAACAGAAGTGCTACGGGCGCGTCTCAATGCGCAGATCGAACTTCTTGAGGGTTCTCTCCTGCGCGGCAAGGCGAAGGACTATGAGGAGTATCGCTACATTGTTGGCAAGCTCGATGGTCTCCGGATAGCGCAGAGAGAATTAGCGGAGGCAGACAGTGAATCAAACGACGAAGATTGAGCCGGAAATGGATGAGTTCGTCAAGGGTGTTGGCGAATCTCTCACCCCAGTTCGGCACAAGATTGTGATCGCTTTGGCGAAAGAGCGTGAGAAGACCAAAGGCGGCGTATTCAT